CAGTTCATAAAGCGAAGTGGGGCGAAAGTGGAGGCTTAACTCACATTATCAAATCACAACTTAACCCAACAGCACGAAATAAATATAACAAGGAAAGGAGTGCAGCATGAAATCATTTAACCCTAGTACCAGCCATAAGTCATTTGCAGAAATACAAGATGAAGCCGCTAATCAGCGCAATAAAATGCGTAAATTTGTTATTGAAAACGAGGGTTACACCTCACAAGAACTGGGTAAATTATCTGATGAATATGATCGCTACCAGTTTGCAAGACGATTACCAGAACTTCGCGGTAAAGGAATATTGCACAACCCTAGCGAAAGACCCTGCGGTGTAACTGGCAAAGTAGCCATGATTTGGGCTGTTGCGTGAGTTTAACCCTAGAGCAGTGTCAGTCAGTTGTTAAGCGCAAAAACGCTGGAATGTTATCGGCAGAAATTGCCAAAAAATATGATATGCCACTCTATCATGTGACATTGATAATGAAGTGCCAGCGCAACAGATACCCATTAAATGAGTATTTGTTGATTGATAACCCTGCGTATAAATTCAGCCCGTTGCATGAAAAGAAATGCGCGTGGGATTTACGATTAAGTTTGCGCTTATCAAGATTGCCCATGAGCAAATGGGCCGATGCAATATGAGAACAGTAAGTTGGTTTAGTTGCGGGGCGGCAAGCGCGGTAGCTACAAAACTGGCACTAGCCAGTGGTGCAGACATTACTATCGCTTACTGCGAAGTAAAGGAAGAACACCCCGATAACATTAGGTTTTTAAAAGACTGCGAAAAGTGGTTTGGGCAAGAAATTATTATTTTAGGAAATGACAAATATAATCGTTCTATTTATGAAGTGTATGAAAAAACACGCTATTTAGTTGGCCCAAGTGGTGCTAGGTGTACTGGTGAGTTAAAAAAGAATGTTCGTAAAAAGTTTGAGCGACCCGATGATCGTCAAGTGTTTGGTTATACAGTTGAAGAGCAGCACCGCGTTAATCGGTTTATTGATTCAAACAATGACGTTGATATTTGGCCTATTTTAATTGACCAAGGGTTAACAAAAAATGACTGTTTGGCAATGCTTCAAAACGCAGGCATAGAACTACCGACCATGTATAAACTGGGTTATCACAACAACAATTGCATAGGCTGTGTGAAAGGTGCGGCAGGGTATTGGAATAAAATTAAAATTGACTTTCCTGACGTTTTTGAGCGAATGGCAAAAACAGAGGAATTACTTGGTCGAACAATTTGCAAGATTTCTAAAAATGGCGAATCTCAAAGAATTACTTTGCGAGAGTTACCACCTGATGCTGGCGACTATCCAAAAGAAATGGATATTGAGTGTGGCATTTTTTGTTACATGGCTGAACAAGAATATGAGAAATCTGCATGAATGGTGAGAATTGGACAGTTAACTCAGACCCAAGTCTTGAGAACTTGATTAAACATTTGCGTGAACTTTATGCCGATAAAAAATATGTACAGGTTAAATGGTCAACAGGCAAGTCGAGAACAACGACACAAAATAGCTCACTTCACAAATACTGTGACTTATTAGCTGCTGAACTAAATGGTCGTGGCTTGGATATGGTTAAAACGCTAAAGCAGGGCGTAGATATTCCTTGGACAAAAGTAACAGTCAAAGAGCATATCTGGAGACCCGTTCAAGACGCACAGTTAGGCAAAAACTCAACGATCAAATTAGAAAGCCATGAAGTCAGTGCAGTATACGATGTAATCAATCGCCACCTGTCTGACAAGTTTGGTGTTCATGTGCCGTTTCCGAGTAAAGATAACAATGGCTAACACTAAAAAGAAGTGCAGACATTGCAAAGTCTTTGCTTTAGTGGAGACAGGCGTAACAGTACCGCTAGGCTTTTACTGTAGCAGAGAACACGCCTTAGAACATCAGCAGGCCAAAGCTATAGCCAGTGTGAGCAAGATTAGAGCAAAAGCCACACAATTAGCTAAGAAAGACATAAAGGCCCGTAAACAGGCTTTAAAGAGCCTTGGTGAGTTACACAAAGAAGCGCAGCCAGAATTTAACAAGTACATCAGACTAAGAGACAAAGGAAAGCCCTGTATAAGTTGCCAACGACACCACACAGGCCAGATTCACGCAGGGCATTACAGATCGGTAGGGGCGGCAGCAGAATTACGTTACAACGAGAACAACGTCCACGCCCAATGTGCGCCTTGTAATAATCACTTATCAGGTAACGCCATTGATTACCGCATTAATCTGATTAACAAGATTGGTATAGAACAGGTTGAGTTATTAGAAGGGCCACAAGAGCCAAAGCGTTATAGGCGTGACGATATTATTGCGATCAAATCTAAGTACAAAGCATTAGTTAAAGAATTGACAGTAAAGCTAGAGGGTGCTGCATGATACCTATACATCAAGACGAAGTTAACCAAGGGGCAAACCTTATTGCGTTACTCATAAAATCTTTAGTAGAAGTCAACGATGGTCGATTGCTAAACGAACAAGATGATTTACTAATCGCTGCGGCAGTAGTTTGGATTGACGAATACAGTGAAATAGATGTTGAAGAAATTGAAATAACGGAACATTAAATGGAATTTATATGCAGATAGAGCAGCTAAAGGTAGGGGATTTAATTCCTTACGTTAATAACTCAAGAACGCACTCAGATGAACAAGTTATGCAAGTGGCGTCTAGCATTAAAGAGTTTGGTTTTACTAACCCAATATTGATTGATGATGATGGTGGCATCATAGCTGGTCATGGGCGGCTAATGGCGGCTAAGAAGCTAGGGTTAGATGAAGTGCCATGTATAAGGCTAGGTCATTTATCAGAAGCGCAGCGTAAAGCCTACGTTATTGCTGATAACCAGTTGGCACTAAATAGTGGATGGGACTTAGATTCTTTGCGTGTTGAAATTGAGCGTTTAGATGAACTTGATTTTGATATGGGATTACTGGGCTTTGATGCCGATGTTATTACTAAGCTGCTAGACATTGAGGCTGAATTGCCAGAATTGCCCGATGGAGATAGAGACCCTTTTCAGCAAAAGACGTTTACATTGCACGATGAACAAGCCGCAGTTATTGATGATGCAATTTTAAAAGCTAAAACAAGCCCTTTAATTGATACAGGTTTAAACGAAAACAGCAACGGAAACGCCATTGCTTGGATATGTGAAAACTGGCTGGAGTCACAAAATGGGGAAAGCTAAAGATATATTTATAAAGCCCATTAAAGCAAGGGTGGCTAATGACGTTATAAAGAAAATCCATTATAGCGGCAAGGTAGTGCCTAACAGTCAAATACACTTTGGAGTTTTTCTTGATGGCAAACTTGAAGGGGCAATGCAGTTTGGACCAAGCATAAATAAGAAAGGCACAATGAACCTAGTCAAAGGCACAGGGTTTAATGAATTTATTGAGCTCAACAGAATGGCCTTTAGTGATGTATTGCCCAAGTACAGCGAATCAAGGGCTATTGGCATTACTATGCGGCTAATCAAAAAATTGTACCCACAAATTAAATGGGTTATTAGCTTTAGTGACGGCACTCAATGCGGTGACGGCACAATATACCGAGCCAGTGGTTTTCACCTGGTAGACATTAGAGAAAGTGATGCACTTAGGTTAAACCCCAAAACAGGCAAGGTGGTACACGTCATACAAGCCCACCACTTAATGATTACCAAAGAATTTAAACATTGGGAAAAGACCAAAGGCTACCAATTAAAATACATTTACTTTATTGATAAATCATACAAAGAGGGACTAACAATGCCCATATTACCATTTTCTGATATTGACAAAAGAGGCGCTGGAATGTATAAAGGTATTAAGCGTGTAAAGCAGGCTACTGATGGGAACCCCCTATCAAGCGGCGGTGCGACACCGACCGACACGCTCCATCTTTCTGAGGTTCTCTCATGAAAGAAATCAAAGACAAAAAACCACCACACAGGCCCAAAGGCTCAACCATTCCTATTGATTGGGGACAGGTTGATAAGATGTGCGCTATTCAATGCACAGGTGAAGAAATAGCAGGGGTGTTAGACATTGATTACGACACCCTAGCTAGTGCTTGCAAAAGGGAACATGGCCTGCTTTTTTCGGAGTATATCGGACAAAAGAAATCAGGTGGGCGTATGAGTTTAAGGCGTATCCAATACTCAACCGCTATGGAAGGTAATGCAACCATGCTGGTATGGCTAGGTAAGAACTGGCTAGGGCAGACTGATAAGATGGACACGACTAGCAGTGATGGGTC